AATTATTTTGATACGAAACTGCTAAATTTTCTGGCATCGTCAATGCAATTGCATAAGTTAACTGCTCGATATTTCTTCTCAGCGCATAATTTGTAAGAATATCTTTTGCTTTAGTTGCAAATGCACCGACATTAAACGTGTCACCCGTTAATTGTGTTAAACTGCTAGAAACCCCACCGAGAAGTTGTTTCGCTTTTTCTGTTACTGCAGTTGCAGCTGGCGAAGCATCAATAGCATTTTGTATACCAGATGCAGCAAATTCTACACCAGAAACAATGCTGTTAGTAGGATCGTCGTTTTCTGTTTGATCGATAGTGCCAACTGCACTTTTGAATATTTTAATGAGGACATATGGCGTAGCATCAGCCTCAATTGTTGCTGGAAATTTTATCAACGAAAGAGCAGAGCGATCTACTCCTCGATTTTGTATATTTGCATTTTCTGTGTTTAATTTATTGTCGGTAACTTGGGGTTTGGTTTGCTCCGCAGAACTAGTTGGAGTTTGCGGTCTAGATGATTCGTTTCTAGCGTTTCTAGTGTCGAAACCAGCTCGAGCGCGCAATGGTTCTAGAGTTGCCATCTCTCGTTCAAATTGCGTTTGACTAATATTCCCTAGACTTCTTTGTGTGGCTAGATTAGTGACTGCTTGGTTATATACTGCAGCTATACCGAGATCGCGACTGGTGGCGCCCATGAATTGTTTTTCCTATAAATACTAGATGGCTTACAGTGGTAAATTTAGTCCTAAAAACTTCAATAAATATTTAGGTGATCCCACGAACATCTGGTACAGATCGCTCTGGGAACGCCGAGTTATGGTGCACCTGGACAATAACTCGAATGTAATTGAGTGGTCGAATGAAGAAATCGTCATACCTTATTTATCGCCGATTGACAACAAAATGCACCGATACTTCCCAGACTTTTTCGTTAGAATGCGCAATAAAAGTGGGCTGACAGAGGCTATGATTCTTGAGGTCAAACCGCTGATGCAAGCCCAGCCGCCGCAAAAACGAAGCCGAGTTACCAAACAATACATTCGTGAGGTTGCAACTTGGGGTGTAAACGAAGCCAAATGGAACGCAGCAGTAGAATACTGTGAAGATCGAAATTGGAAGTTTAAGGTCATAACCGAAAAAGACTTGGGTATATAATGTCACTATTTACAAAAATTAGCAAGGAAATGAATGCCGCTGGGATTCGCCCAAGAACAGACGCAGCCAGAGCATGGCTGGGTGGGAAAATCAGCCAGCTCCGTATCCCCTCAGATCGCTCAAATGTTCTAAACGACGCTTCCAGAATCTCTCCTAGAGCCTTTATCGGTCGTATGTACATGTACCATTACGACCCAAAATATAAAGATGTTCTACCAGTTTACGATAAGTTCCCGTTGGTTATTCCTATGGAGATGTATTCCGATGGGTTTTTAGGTTTGAACTTGCATTACCTGGACCCATATAACAGATTAGCGTTATTGGATAGGCTGATGGATTTCGCCAATAACGATAAATACAACGATACGACCAAGTTTAATTTATCGTATGATCTATTATCAAGGTCGCGTCGATACAAGATGATTGAACCGTGTATAAAGAGATACCTGTTGAGTCACATTCGTTCATCGCTAATTTACATAGAGCCGAACAGTTGGGAAACGGCAATATTTCTCCCAACCGCAAAAATGGTGTATAAGAAATAATGGCAGAAAACGATAACACAATTCGAAGATCTGACGGTACAATCGAATTCCTTGGCGTTTCTGAAGAAGTTACGGCAACAGCAAGAACAGCCGCACGACCAGTTTCGGGATATAACATTGAAACATTTAGAAACCAAAACTTCATAAAAAGCGCAAAGTTTTCTATGCAGTTTACTCGTGTACCTGCATTTGCTTACAGCGACATCGTCTCATCTCTAGATTTTAGAAAATTAACTTTTTTGTGCGATTCGGTAGAATTTCCTGGACAAACATTATTAACAACCGACTACAGAATACCAGGACAATTAAAAACTAAAATTGCATATGCTAGAGATTTTAACGAAGTAAATTTCAGTTTCTACATAAATGATGAAGTTCCAATGTACACGATAATGAGTAATTGGATTTATGGTATTTCTTACACCAGCACGCAAAACAGATACTTCGATGAAATTGTTGGTACTATTGAGTTAACTCAATTTGAAGATACCACTCGCTCGTCGGCATCATCACCCGATGCTGTTAGAAATATGACGGTTAGATTGATTGATCTATATCCGCTAAATTTGCAATCTATGCCGTCTAACTGGGGAGATGACGGATACCATAAAGTGAATGTTGGTTTTTGTTTTAAAGATTTGGTGGTTATTTAATTATTAATTGGAGATTATTATGCCTTTGCCAAAAATTGATTTACCGATCTATGATTTAAAATTGGTTTCTAGAGAACAACCAATTAAGTTTCGACCATTTCTAGTCAAAGAAGAAAAATTGCTTTTAATGGCACTTCAAGACGGAAAAGAAGAAGGCGTGCTAAAGACCATCAAGCAAGTTATCAATAATTGTTTGTTAGAAGAGATCGATATTGATTCGTTACCGATATTTGATATTGAGTATTTGTTTTTAAATGTTCGCGCTAGATCTGTTGGCGAAAAAGTAGAATCATTTTTCGTATGTAGAAATGTTGTTGGAATTAATAAGAACGAACGGGGTGAAGATAAAGAAGATGTTTGTATGCACATGATGCCTGTAGAAATTAATGTGTTAGATATCAAACCACCGATTAGCGATATAGCAACAAAAATTAAATTTAATCAAACAATCGGTATTAAATTAAAATTTCCGACGTTAGAAAATTATAGATCTATAGATGCATTAACATTGTCTGAAGATGTAAATGATCTTTATAATATGATTTATGACTGCTGCGAGTACATCTTTAGTGGCGATGATATTTACTATGCAAACGAAACTAGTAAAGAAGAATTCGTAGAATTTTTAGAAGGACTAACACAAGAACAATTTGAACAAATAACAAATTTTTTCGAGTCGTTGCCAACTATTAATTACGATATTATGCATAAATGCGAAAAGTGCAGCTTTGAACATAAACTTCATATGGAGGGACTCAGCGATTTTTTTACCTAACTTTCCGTGGTCGGTCTCTTAAAGACTACTACGGAAACATGTTTACGCTGGTTCATCAATACAAATACACATTGACTGAATTAGAAAACATGATACCATGGGAACGAGACTTATATGTTGGAATGCTTAACAATTGGGTTAAGGAAGAAACTGAAAAGGTTAAAAAAATGAAGTCTGAGCAAGAGGCTAGAATTAATTCGTTAATATCGAAGAAAAAACAAATCAATAGAAGAAGATGATGAATTTAAAAACGGTTTTATCAAGTTTAAATGGTTCTTATAACTCTTTTACTCCAAACAGATCCATGTCTGTTTCTGGGGCATTAGTAGAGAACCTAAAATTTAATCTTAGATTTAGATTTTCTTTATTAGGAATGATCACATCACTCACTAGATCTTCTAGTTTGTATAATCTTGCGCAACAAAGGTATGCTGACCAAAACGATAAAAGAGCATCGCAAGAAGAAGTCTCATTTAAGACGAGTGTAGCCAGTTCAGTTGCAGCTCTAGGTAGACAGGTAAGTTTGCTTGAATCCATTGCTGAAAAAAATTCAGCAATGATCAATATGATCGTTAACGATTTGGGTTATTTTAAGGGACAAAGAAAATTTAATTTTATGACTTCTACCAATCTGGGTAGAAATACATCGTTCAAGGCACCTGTAAACAGTAAAACAGTTAAGGGTCAATTAGAAATAATTAATGAACAAATACAAGAATTAAAGAAGAAAGGTGTTGGTACTGGTAAAGGTGAAGATGGCGGTATAGAATCTAGACTATTGGGAGATATGGGTAAGATTGCAATCGCTGGCGGTGTTGGTGCGTACTTGGCTGGCGCATTAGTGGAGCAGTTAGGTGTTGATGGTAAAGGTGGTTCTGCAAAGCAAATCGCACAAACAATAGGTGGATTATTGGGTGTTGCTGCCACACCATCAACCGCTAAAGTAATTGAATTTGTTTTATCTAAAACTTTACCGATTGTTTCTCAGGTCGGTAGAATATATCTTGGAGCCAAATATGTTGCACCTTTTGCTCTGGATAAAATTGGAAATTCTATAGAAAGAACAAAAAATAGATTGACTGGAACTGCGAGCGAAACTGAGTTACCAAACCCTTATCCTCCAGGTTCAATAGAATATCTCGTTGAAGAAGAAAAACGAACTCTTAAAAGACAAGCATTACAAGTTTTTGATACTTTATTGTTACCTGCTACAGTATTATTAACAGCAAAGTATGGTTCCAAAGCAGCAAAATTTGTTGGTGGAACTAAAATCTTTAAAACGATTTCAAAAAAAACTGCGACTGCATATCGCGCACGTTTTCCCACTCCCATTCAGCAAGCGCGAATATCTCAAGGTAGTTTTGATGAAAGAGCTGAAAGCACTCGCGCGTTTAAAGAAAGTAAAGCGTATACTTTGTTTGATAGACCAATACCGCAAAGAGCTGCTCGTGCTGCATCCAGTGCAACTAGACGCGCTAATCGTGGAATTATAACAAGAGGGGCGAGAACTGTTCGCGGTGGAGCGGCATATGTAGCAGGACTTGGCGTTAAAAGTAAGGGATCAGAAAGATTAGGAAAACTGGCTGAGGCAATTAAACGCAATGAAACTCTCAGAAAAATTCCTATCGCTAATTTGGGATATCTAATATTTGAAGTTGGTATGATGGCTAATGCACAAGAAGATTATGACAAGAACATAATCGACTATGTTGAATATAAGGATAGGATGACTGGATCACTAACACGATTAGTAAATGTTGTCGGTGTTAGTGCGCTCGGAGCGTTGATTGGTGGTATAATTGGTACAGCAGCATTCCCTATTCCATTTGCTGGTACAGCAGCTGGAGCGTTAATAGGTGCTGGTGCTAGTATTGTTGCTTCTTTTGCTTTTTCAGGAATCAATGGTGACTCGGCGATCGCTGAAAAACTCTTTGGTATTATGTTTGAGAATGAAACGCTAGAGGCTCAAGTAGCATCTGGCGTATACCAATCTCCAGCACGAGAAACTCAAAAATTTGCAGATTCATCTGCAGCAGCAACTGCACAATCTGGCAATGAAAACGCAGTTAAATCTGTAAGAAATAATAATCCAGGTAATTTAAGATTCGCTAATCAACGCGAAGCGATTGGTAAAGATTCAAGTGGATTTGCTATTTTCCCAACGCCAGAAGCAGGACTGCGTGCGATGGAAGCGCAAATTAAACTTGATACTCAAACTAGAGGGCAATCGTTAACTCAATTCATCAGCAAATACGCCCCAAGTAACGAAAACGATACGCAACAATATATTAATTTTGTATCAAAAGAAACTGGAATACAGCCTTACGAACAAGTTCCATTATCAAAAATACCAGAATTGATGTCAGCTATGATTATGATAGAAGGTGGACCATCCGCTGTAAACTATTATGCTAGTGCTTCTCGAGGCAGTATCGGAACAATGATTGGGGGTGGTGGTACAGCTGTAGCATCGATGATTCCAAATCAAACAGCAGACCAAGCAATGTTGAAATACTTTATCTCACTTGGCGCTGGTTCTACAGCCCAAATGATGCCATCGGCTGAGAATAAATCTACAGCTCAAGCAGCTGCCACCTCAACTACAGCAGAAAGTAAAGCAGACGCAGCATTGGTTGCTGTCAAAGGAACTCTGCAAGAAGTTACTCGTCTTGCTCAAGAAGTTAAAGTTCTACAACAAAAGAACGATTTGGATGCTTCATTCCCACAAGTTAGACCTGCATAAAAAAGGGGAGCATCAGCTCCCCCGAAAACACTCAATGGTTTTCTGATTCTATTACTCAGCAGCCAACTTCTCAAAGAACGCCATATCGTCATCATCGACGCTGACGCTTTCAGCAGTGACCTTCTTAGCAGGAGCGGAACGAACAACAGGAGCAGCAGCCTCCTCNTCATCAATCCGAGGAGCAGTTGCACCAGCAACGCCGCCAGCACCTAGAACCTTGTTCAACTTTGCCTTCAGTTCGTCATAGGTCTTGAAGTTCTCAGGCTTCAAGAAATCCTTGAGCGAGTGAGCAGACTTCCAGACCTTTTCAATCTGAGCATCATCACCAGCGAACAATGGAGCAGCAGCCTCGAACTCTGACTTATCGTAGTTGCGATAGCCTTCGACCTGACGAATCTTGACCTTGAAGTTCGCACCCTTCCAGAAGTCAAACGGATTCAGCGGCGTCTCATCAGCAAACTGAGGCTCAAGTTTTTCCTTGATCTTATCAAAGATCTTCTTACCAAACTTATAGAGGAAAACNTTNCCTTCNTTCTNNGGNCGCTTNGCNTCAGAGANGACAAGCACATTTGCGATGTATGTCAACTTNCGCTTCTGCTTACGAGCGATTTCCTTGTTTGCTTCGATGCCAGAGTTCCAAAGAACAGTGTTGTACTCGGAAACTGGATCGTTCTTGCCCATAGTGGTGAGAGAGTTCTCAATGTACCAGCCACCTGGACCTTGAAAACCATGGGACCAGATTTGTACCCAAGGCAAACCATCTTCGCCGTCAACTGCTGGTGTATCGAGGAAGCGGATAACTGCGTATCCGTTGCCAGCAGCATCAACATCAGGTTGCCAAAAGCGATCATCTGCGCTCTTAGCACCGCCACCACCTGCTGAAGATTGCTCAACTGCCTTCTTCAACTTATCAAGGGACGAACCCTTCTTTAGATTTGATAAACTCATTTGTATTCTCCGTATAGCGTTGTATAAATTGTATTTTGCTTATCCACTTTCTTCATTACCATATTATTATATAGTATTCCGTTGAGCAAGTAAAGTTTCTTTTGTCAAGAGTTTATACTTGTCAACATTCACCGCAAGAAAAGCACCATACTTGCGCACCTTTCTTGACACTTTGGGATAGATGATATCATCAGAAATCTTCTTGTCCCAAATTCGAATAAAGTCAAAGATGTTATTGAGAATCACCATAGTTTCTATAGTCACTTCTTTTTGCATAAGAAGATTCAGTAATGGTGGAAATTGTCCATCTTCAACTTTAAATAAATTGTTAAACTTGTTTGGGTCTGGGCAGATCTTTTGTAGATCTTCCAAGTAAACCTTGCTCATCGAATCCGTGGTTCGTTTCCAATCCCTATAAGTTTCTTCAGCCTGGTCTTCAAGCAATGACTTGGTCCAATTATCGTCACTGTGTACAAAATTAGCAACCAAAAATGGAACCATCTCATCGTCGCGATACTTGCGCGCCAGACGATGGAAAAGAAACTTGTCGCGGCGTTTTTGAAATGCATCTATTGATACTCTAGTTTTTCCATCATACTGAAAGAAGTTATAACTCTCTGAGGTGAAATGTAACTTGACGGCTTGATAGATGCAATAAAGATCGTATCCGTTCAAATCTGTCCTCTCTTAAACTTCTCAAGAAGATCGCGCATCTTTGCTTGCGTCTCGCGAATCTTTGCTTGCGTCGCTTCGTCAATCTCCACTTCATCATCTTCGTTATTCTTTTCCGCTTCGTTTACTGCTTTGACTAACTCAGATGCACTCTGAGTTCCTGTAAAGAAAGCAGGAAGCATCAGCCACCAAAGAGATGATTGTGTGATGTAAATCATCACTCCCGTAAATGACCAAACAAAAATATTCCAGATTAATAGTTGCCAAGTCATAGTGGCAGTCTGCTCCCTCGTGGCAAAAATCTCAGCTCCATTGCCTCACCTTCAATGATACCCTTTAAAGAATCATTAATCAAACTGGCAGCAACTTCAATCTCAAGATTGTTACGCTCACAGTATGAAGTGATTGCATCCATGTGATCAATCTTTTCTTGAATAGCCAGATTCATAATCATCATAGAGAAGTTATTTTTTTCTTCTCTAGAAGCCATTACTCTCTCCCACCCGTCAGCGAAGTGTTCAACTGCTGAGTCACTCGGACAAAGACAGCATTCTCATGTAGATGCGCGAGTTTCGTGACACCAACATAGGTGCAGGCTGAACGCAGTCCACCAAGAATCTCGTTCATAGTTTCGTCTACAGAACCCTTGTAAGGAATCTCCACGGTGCGACCTTCGCTGGTGCGATACGGGGCAACCCCTCCGCTATGAATGTCCATAGCAGTGTCCGAACTCATCCCGTAGAAATAGTTGGTTCCCATCGGGGAAGCACCACCTTCCTTGTGACCCGCAAGCATACCGCCAAGCATCACAAAGTCTGCACCACCGCCGAATGCCTTGGCAACATCACCAGGATTCACACAACCACCGTCGGCAACGATATGAGCACCAAAGGTATGGGCTGCTTCGGCGCACTCAACCACAGCACTGAACTGTGGATAGCCAACGCCAGTCATCTTGCGTGTAGTGCATACAGCACCAGAACCGATACCAACCTTGACGACATCAGCACCCGCGAAAATGAGAGCCTGAGTCATCTCAGGAGTCACCACATTACCCGCATAGATTGTGATTTCTTTGAACTCATCTCGAGTCCACTTTACGAAATCAATGAAATTAGGAATGTATCCGTTGGCTACATCTATACAGACCTGAATATACTCCCTGAGTGGTTTTGGGATGGCATGATAAAACTTCCTGAACTTTTCTATATCCTTTTGGCCTATACCCATAGTGTAAATACAATGGGTTAGGCGATTCAGTGAATAGCCGAAAACCTGGGCTGGGTCAATTTCAACAAAGAAATCAATAAGTTCTTCTACTGGAATATGCTTGGACAGCGCGGTCATACAGTTATGACGCATCATGGCTTTTGCCATCTCGATAGTACCAACGCCGTCCATGTTTGCAGCGATGATAGGAATCTTGCGGTAAGCGTTGAAGGTTTTTGAGTTCTTGAAGCGAGACCCCGCTGGAGGAAATAATTCTACCTGTTCCCTGCTGTTTGCTCCTCTGCTATTATAACGAGGAACAAGCATCACATCCTTGTAGTCAAGTTTTACATCATTAAGAATTCGCATTTCTTCACCTTTGTTCGTATCAACGATAGAAAATGTGATTACCAATCTGAGCAATCACCCGACTTTCATCAGCCCATGTCGGGTTAACATAAGTTGCATGAAAGTATTTGGCATCGGTACCTATTATACCGTATCTCTTTTTGGAAATCAATATGCTTTCAGCAATTCTTCGCGACTCACGCCAAGCACTGCTATTACGAATTGAACGCTTGCCTTCACAGACCCAAGAAAACTGGCAGATGTTCTTATGCTTTTGGTGAACAACGGCACAGACGGTTTTGGGGAATTGCTTGCTTTTGACTCGGTTCATTGTTACCTCAGCAACAGCAATCTTGCCAGCGCGAGGCTCACCACCTGCTTCGAAGTAAATGTTGCGCGCAAGGCACTCAACTTCACGCATAACCTTTTGTTTTCTT